CTCTGCGTCTGCTGCTTTTTTCTGCTCTCTAAGAGAAGCTAGAGTGTTAGCATTTGTAGTTTTTCTAACGGCACTTTCAGCTTCTAGGCCTTTCAGTGCGTCTTTGGAGGTGTCGACCAACCTGGATACGCTCTGCGATAACTTATCATAAGGGGATACTGCAACTGCTCCAGTTATAGAAGATAGCTGCGCTTTAAAGTCTTTCTGTACTTGGCTAAGTGCCTCTAAAGCTTGCCCATATCCTCGAAGCTCTACATCTAGTTTTCTATATTGTTGAGCACTTTTTTCACTAATTGACCCTGTCTGCTCTAGCTCTATTGAAAGGGCTTTAAAAGCAGGATTAACTTTTTCTAATTCGGAAGTGGTTTTTTCGATACTTTCTTTTAATTTATTAAATTCATCACTACCCGCCTCTAGCTTTTGTAGTTTATTTACTTCAGCAATAAATAAAGGAATATTAACTGTAGCAAGAGCTCTTCCTGTTTGAGTTGCTTGTTGAGTTAAATCAACCAAACCTTCCGCTCTAGTTTGATTAATTTTTGACAAAAATTCAGCTGTCTCACTTAATCTATCATTTGTTCTTTCTAATTCTTCATTTAGCTTACTTGCAGCGTCCTCTGTTCCAAATAAAAAGTTATACGCTTCTTTGCCTAAATCAAAAAGTAAAAATGCCATTCCTACAAAAGAGGCAAGCTTAAATGCTTTATCAATCCCCTTTACTGCAAGTACGCCCGCGCGTTGAATCATCCCAAAAGCACCAACTCCAACAACTCCAACCGCTCTATAACCTACTTTTAGTCGTGCGAAAGCTCTTGTTTTCAAAGTCACCTGCTTTTTCATCTGCTCGTCAACTATTTGGGTTCTAATTGTATAAGACTTTCGTAAATCTGCAACCTGTGCTGCATTATACCCTTTTAGCTTTCCCGTTATTACCTTGCCAGTATCATCTATATTTTTTTCTGCAGAATCTAAAATTCTTTTTGCGGAGGCTCCGGCTCTTTTATCATCAGTATTACCGGACAAGAAATCAATCCCACCCTTACCACTTTTTGCGCCTGCAGTATCAGGACTTAGTGCTTTCTTACTAAGTTTATTGGCTCTTTTCAGCGCTTTTTCTTGAGTATCACTTAGCTTTTCTACTTCTTCTCTCTGTTCCTGCAGAACTTTTTTAGATCTAATAAAAGCTATGTTTGCTGACCTTGCTGCTTTTTTACTGCTATCGGCCCAGTCATCCAGTGAGGGCAGAATGCTTTTTGTTATAGGAATTGCAAAAAGAGCCAAAGATGCTACTAGAGCATTTGTATTTTCTGTTAAAAATTTTAAAGCAGGAGTTAGAGTATTGATTACCCCTACCTTTAATACATTCACCAAGTCATCAAAAGATTTTGTAAACTGAGAAACAACAAAAGCGTCATCCCCCATAATTTCTCCAAGGCGCCCAAACTTTTTATCGGCTTCTTCAAGCACAAAATTAGTTACTGCCTGAGTTCTTTGAAAGGCATTCAAATCGTTAGCAGCAAGCCCTATACTAGCGGCATACTCTTCTGTAGCAGGCTTTAGTCTAAGAATAATACCTAGTTCGTCTAAAAGTTCTGGTTCTGCTTTTGTTGTACCACGGATTAAACGATTAAAAGAATCAGTTAAATCTCTACCTAGGGCAACGGAAGAGTTCTGGGCAGCTTTTGCAAGACCCTCGAGTTGACCCGCTGTTAAGCCTGCAGCACTACCAATAGCTGTTGCTGATGCAGCTTCTTGATACTTTAACTGTCCACTGGTTGCAGCTTGTAACGATTTAGTAATACCAGCAAAGTTTGTGCCAGTAACAGCGCCATAAATTTCTTGAGATTCTATAAGATTTTTGTAGTTGGAAGCACTGGACAGGAATTGGAAAGCTGCACTAACAGCGAATACCTGGGCAGCCAAAGTAGCGTAGGCAGGAACTAATCCTCCGGATATTCCTTGAGCCATTTTGGAAAAGTTTTTGGTACCATTTGCAGATGCCTGAGCAGCTCCCTTAAGACGCCTGTCCGCAGTAAGACCCCCTTTACCTGCTTCATTTAAGGCTATTCCAAGTTTTTTTGCGCTTACAGCTACTCTTTCTGTAGTACCTTTGTCATCAACTACTACATCTATATATATTTTATTCTTGGCCATTACCCTTTAACATTATGGGTGAAACTTTGTCCACCGCTGGAGGATTTTTGCTTTCGCTCTTCCGCTTTTCGCTGCTCTTCTGACTTCTTAGATCGGTAGGACACTAAAAGGCTTTCATAAATTTTTGCAAAGAAAAAAATATCTTTGCTGTTATCCATATCGTATACTCTAACAATGTACTCGAAGGAGGACCATTCTTTTCCTAAATATACTCCTGACATCCCATCCCATCTATCTGGCATTAAATCGAACACAAAAAATGCCGCTTGAACCTCTTCCGGAAATACAGAAGTGCTCAGCGGCATTTTATCAGGGTCTGGTTCCTCTCCCAACTGCTCACATATAGTTAGATACTTAGAAATATCAAAGGAGGAATCTGACTCCTTTATAGCGCGCTCAAGTAGCGTTATTATCTCAGCTACTTGTTGCTCGTAAAATTTTCCAAGTCACCTACAGTCTCTGTAATCCAAGTATCAAAAGAGTTTGCATTCTTCATCAACAACTCTGCATTATCAGATGTGTACGGGAGGCAGTCATCAGGATCAAGAGCTGATATATCCACCAAAAGAAGCTCTTCTAGGTAACGATATTTTAAGCCTTTCCATCCTTTAATCACTGCTTTGCAGTATTCTACTAAGAACTTATCTTCGTCTAAATCTTCCTCAGGTTGATGAGTCTTCTTATTAAACTTTGTAGAAATACACTTTTTACGTAGCTTAATGAGCTCTTCTCTTGCAAGGTAGCATACATCAATAGACATTCCAGAGTATCCTGGAAAATCAATAGTAACTGTTTTACTAGGAGTCATAAGACTGGCTAGTGAAATAGGCGAATCGGTCATTTGGGAATCCTTTTTATTATCAAACTTTAGATCATAGTATATTCTATGGTAGGAGAAATGTCAAGAATTATTTTTGCTTGGTGTAATAAAAAAGGGGCCGAAGCCCCTTTTTGTAAGGTAGGTTTTAACTATGCACCTACATACTTCAATGCTACTTCGTCTGTACTACTAATTGTATCTGGCAGAGCCTGAAAATTAGTTTCAAGGGAGATAACATCATCAATGCTGTGCGCAGGAATCTCAAAGTGAGAATGATCCATAGCCAACTCTAGGCGAGGAGTACCGGAGGCTCCACCCACCTTAAACGTTGTTGCAAACTCGTTTGTAATCTTACCCAAAGCTCCAGAAGAGGTTAGGTCATTAAAGAAGTCAGTAGACGTACCATTATTAGCAACAGTGTCCAAGTTTAGATAACATGTAAAGTTACCAGACACAGTACGAGCACCTGTTACGTGACCTACTGGAGTGTTTACAATACCAAGTTCTTCCGGAGTAATAAAGGTAATATTATTTGAAATAGTAATACTGCCTCCTGTCAAAGTAAGGTTATATACACCGTTACTATTTGCTCCAGGGAATGTAGTAGTATCTGTCGCCGTAATACTTAACTGAGTTAGTCGGTTACGAATAAAGTTATCTGTTGCCGTAATATCTTCTGTCAAAGTCGGAGTAGGAGCACTGTCCTGAGTAACTGTGTTAGCAAAGCCAGACCAGTTAATAGTAGCCAAACCATCGATATCAAAATCAATCGTAGCTTCGTTTACAACTGCGCCAGATAACTTATATACCACAGGATTCGTTGTTCCGCCCATCTTAAAATATAAGTTAGCAGTTCCTAATGTAGATTTGTTTGAATCTGAAAAACTAATATCAAGATCGGTTGTATCTCTTGTAAAGCCGGTAAAACTACTGCTGCTATACGCCGCATCTCCCGCCATCAATGCCCACAAAACTTCCTCTACAGCATGGTGACTATTAGCAACGGTATTTACCGCTCCTGTACCAGTGCCTGCAGATTTAAAAGGACGAACATATGTAGAAAACGACCATTCAGCTGGGGCTAATGAGTCATTAAAGAATGCTCGACCACGACGGGATACTCCCGCACTACTTTCCATTTCAGCCAAAGTAACTTCAGTTGAGTTAGAATCTTGAGAAAAGCTAAATCCATCAAGTACAGGAAGTTCCCATACGTCGGATCCAATTTCAACATAAAGTTTAGTATCTCTACTAAAATACAATACGTCAGCCATAGTAATCTCCTATGCATCTTGAAAAGACTTGGACGTGAACATTTGTTCGTGCCAGTATTTTCTAATATTGAACCTCAATGAGTATTTCTCCTACTCCTAAAGGTTCCAAAACACCTTCGTCAGTATCTATACTAACTACTGTGATTTGTTGAGTTTGAAAGATGTTATTTAAAGAGTCAAAGTACTCTAACCTAGAGTTTTCTTCTACTACAGTTTCAATATCTTCCATTAATTTATTTAAGGCTTCTTGAGCGCCTTCTTCATTAACATAACAACGAATAGTTATTACTAAAAATCTGTCCTTGAAGCCGCCGCCTTGATAAGTTCTTGTCTCACTTCCTGCATTTAAATGTACTGCAGGAAACTCGTCTACCTCGTCCCAAAACTTTAAAAAAGGAAAAACTTGATTATTTAAATCAACCAAGTATTGACCCGCGCCATTGATGTCTTTTAGTTTTGCCGTCAAAGCTTCTACAATATTAGATCGCCTAGAAGTGTATACGCGTTCCGTAGCCATTAATTTCTCCTAGTATACAATCGTGTAGTTACTAACTGTGCTGCTATCTGTCGTATAGACGCATCTATTAAAGTTCTAGGATCTCTTTCGACATCACTAAATCTAGAGCCACTGGTACTCTCATAAACTTGATAAGGGCTCTTCTCGTAGGTGTACCCCACGCTCATATAGCCTTGTCGGGTTTTAGAGATATCAGTAACTTTTACGCTACTTGCAAATCTCCCCGTTCTATTTTCTAGTCTCGGGGGCTTCATATTTCTTACTACTGTTTCTGGTAGTTTAGAGTTTAGCAAAGCAAACAAGGTTATATTAGATTGCTTTCTACTTTCATCCCCTCCAAACTTTATAGCTCCTGCTTTTACATTATCCTTAAACGCCGCGCCTTTAACTGCTTTTGTTTTGGAAGTCTTACTCGCTTTAGAGCTCTTTTTTACTACTTTTTTCTTTTTAATATTTGATTTGACTTTGCCATTTTTTGACTTAGATACTTCAGCAAAACCGTTTAAATTTCCGCTTCTCTTATCTCTCTACTACTCATAGAACCTTTTAGCTCTGTCAATTCTAACTTATTGGTAAGGGCTAGAAGTTTTTTATTTATAGCGCCTGCCTCTTTAGAGATAGAAGCACCATGTTTTTTATTCTCAAAAGTGCTTTCTAGAGAGATCTCAATATAATCTTTTCCCTTACCAAATCTTTTAGTAGCAGACAACTCTATATCAGTAGAGAGTTCTTTTATATATTTTTTAACTGTCGGGTCATTCTTAGAAGAAAAAGTAAACAGAGCATCTTTAACCGCAGCTTTTCTTTGATTAGAAACAGCTGAGCCTTCTGAGTGCCCAATATCTATAAAGTCTCTAGGATCTACTTCTTCTAGCTTATTTGTTCTACTGTTATTCAATCTTCTTATTTGCTGGTTTAAGTTTTTTACAAGAGACTTCTGAGCTCTTTGTTTAATTCTCCTAAAATATGCAAATACATTTCTAGTACCCTTCCCCTCTTTTACACCTATCATAACAGTGAGTTTACTATTTGTAGCCTTAAAGTCGGAGGTATAGTAGGTTTTTCTATTACCCTCAAAGTTTGAGGGGTGAAGAGCCTTTTTAAAGTAGTCAAACATAACGTCGACTTCAGTATCAATAATTTTTTCTATACTATCTGGGAGGCTTTTAAACCCTCCTCTGCGTAGCATTTGTGTTTTAATTTGTTTTTTTAAGTCATTCTTTTCTACAGTTAGAGCATGTACTTTTGTATCAGATACTAACCTTCTATACTCAGCTGAATCTTTTTTTAAATCTTTTTCTAAAGATACAAGTAAGTTATATAGATCTCTTTTTGCCATTAGAAATTCTTGTATAAGTCCAAAACTCTTTTTATATGGTCTGGAAATCCTATATTGCCTGCCACGCTAGTAGTCGGAGAATTTTGTATCGAGGCTCCGCCTAGAGTTTTTCTTTCTCTGTGCTCTCTCTTGAAATAATATGTAATTAAATCAATTACTGCAAGTTTAAGATCTGTAGGCAAAGTAGCATAGCCTGCAGTATAAGTTACTTTTACAGAACCAGCCCCTTTAGGCCAATTTCTATAACCACTGCCTAAAACATAGAAAACACTATCTGTATCTGAGTCTAAATAATAATCTGTACTTGCAAGAGTAGTGTAACTTTCTGTCACAGAATCTCTTGTCTCTACGGATACAATTGAATTTACAGGACTCTCTGTAAGCTGAACAACATGAGTACCCCAGTTAATAGAAAATTCTTCTACCTTATTGGTAGAAAAGAAGTCAATAAAAGAGTTACCACAATAAGTTTTTACTAATTCACTTATAGAAGGAATAAGAGTTTGAATACGCAAATCATCCTTAGGATTAGACATGCCCTCCGCCTCTTTATACTGCGCTAATGTGATTAAATTTGCCATAAGTATATTAGTAAAAACTTGGGGCGGCGAACCGCCCCAGGTTATAGAGCTTAAGTAAGCTTAAGCTACTGCAAGAAGAGCGATAACTGACTTATCAGTTGCAGTGTCGCCTACTAGCTGGTTAAAGCCAAGAGACTGAGTAGCAACAATAACGTTACGCTGATTCATTACTTCGTAGTCTTGCTCTACATTCACGCCGCGAAGACGTGGAATAGCAAAGTTACGAACGTTGACTGCAAGGCCTACAGCAGCATCATCAGCTTCTGCTGGGAAGTTATCAGACACGATCACAGGAGTACCGAAGATCGCACCTACTTGACCAGTAAGCTTGGTAGCAACGTCTGAACCTACATCTGTGATGTCGGCAAAACCAGCATCAGCAATCAGGTCATAGTAACGATTCTGAGAAACTACATATACCAACTCATCGGGCATCATGCCATACTTGCCCATCTGCTTACGAGCGGATAGGAAGTCTGCTGCGTCTACTGCGGTTCCACCCAGGTTAGCCGCGGATACAGAAGTATCGAAGGTGTTGGTTCCAGCAATCTTGATCAAGCCATCAAAATCATCGGAGCCGCCGGTGGCAACATGATTAAGAAGAGCTTCGTCTACTGCACGAGCGTGAGAGCGAGCAACAGACTCAACAAGCATAGGCATCAAGTTAATAAGAATTTCCTCATCAACATGGTTATCCATCAACGTGGTTGAGATCAAACGGTAAGCTTTAAGCACTACCTGCGCAGGCTGAGGAGTTGCACCACCACGAGTCGTCAAGTTACCAGTAGTAGCAGCACCCGTTTGGAAGGCAGCTAAACCAGTATCTTGCTGAATTGGCAGTACTTGTGCTTGTGAATTGATTTGAATTTCACGGAAGGCGCGTGCAAGGCGAAGCTCTCGCATAATTTCCTTCTCAATCTGACCCGATACTTCCGTAGCGATGTTAGGTTGAGCAGAGGCATACGTTACGCCAGCTTTCTCAATTACATCACGACCATAAGCAGTGTTCTCTAGACCCTTGCCGGTCATTACACCCAGAAGGTGTGCATGCATAAACTGCTGGCCCCACTTAGAGATAGTATCTACGCCTTCAGAACGATCTGAGAAAACGCGCTTAGATTCACGCATTTTTGTGATTTCTTCGTTCTTCTCTTCAAGCTCTTTCTGATGCTTGGCTACGATCTCACCAATATCAGCGTCTTTTTGAGAAATTTTGGCTTCAACATCAGCCAACAACTTTTCTGCGCCCGTCTCAACCGCAGTTACTACTGCGCTTTTAACTTGCTCTTCTTGTTGAGCTTTTGCTTCAGCTTCAGCTTGAGCTTTTTCAGCAAGTTCTTGTGCTACGGCTTCATCCGCAGCTTTTTGTTCGGCTTGCTTCATTGCAATCTTTGCAGCAGTTTCTTCTGCTACTTTCTTAGCAAATGCTTCCAAGTCGATTTCTGGAGTATTAACTTCAGACATTTGGATCTCCTTTTGAACCTCTTCGGTTCCGTCCGGTGTATCACTAGCTACGCTAGAAGTATTAACTTCGTCTTTAGCCAGAGTCTGACCGGCTAGATCTACACGATTTGTGAAAGTTTTCTTGAATTCTTCATACTCATCCATAGAGTCAAAAGATTTCGCTAGTGAGAAAGTAGCCTCTTGATTGCAAGGAACGGATACAACCGATACTTCAAACAACTCAGCGTCCTTTATCTTTAGTCCGTCAGTTTCCGATAGATAATCAGCATCCTTGACTCGGAAACCAACAGAAAATGCTCCAAGGATACCTTCTTTAACTAATTCGCAAACATTAGCAGGTGCAGATTTGCTAATTTTTGCTTCTAACTCTAGACCTGCTTCTGTTACTTTTAGGCCTGTAGCTCGACCAATAGGTCTATCATAATCATGATTGAAAAGAATAATAGGATTCTTTTCAAAGTTTTTTAACCCACCTTTTGCCCATGCTTCTGCAGAGATAGTATCTCCTGCACGGTCAAAATCGCAAGTACTTGCCATCCCACGGATCATCACGCTTCCATCTTCGGAAGGCAATGATTTAAACGTAGACGTTAAATTAAATATTTTTTCCATATTATTTCTCGTCTTTGCTCGTTACTTTTGGAGCGCTTTTTGGCTTCGGAGCATCTTCAACAACAGGCTCCGGAGCGGATTTTGGTACGGGTTGCTCAATAAGGTCTGAGTGCTTAATACGTAAAGCATGCAGCAAATATTTCCATGCTTTAAAGCTTCTCTTTATAGAAATAGCATGAATTGCTTCTTTTGGCCCTAAGATACCCACATAACTTTTATAGTCTATGTCCAAAGGAAGCTGGAACTCCTTAAAATGCCTATAAGCTGTATCCAGTATTTTTTGTTTTTGACGAACTGCCACCTAGCCTTCTCCTTCTTCTATAGGTCTACCACCCTCTTCAGGATTTGTAGCACTTCCTGCTATATTAGCAGGTACTCTTATTTGATCATGCCCCTCTAAAGGCTCCATTCCCAGACGTACCCGCGCTTCATTAGGGGCAATGATTCCGCCATTTACTAAAGAAGTGTAGTATGCAGCTGCGTCACGAAGTTCAGGCTGCAGCGCTGGGATATTCGTAATGTCTTCTGACATTTGATATCCAAAATATCTTTCTGTCGCAAAGTTTATCTTTCTAACTATAGGTAAAATAGTTTCTAGATAATACATTCTCATGTTTGGACGAATATTTGCATTATTACCAGAGTCCAACATAATTGGGGGAACCCCTAATGCTTTTAAAATAATTTTTTCATTTTCAGCGATGGCAGATTGAAAGTCTAACTCTTTAAAGTTTACATTAGAGACTTTGTCTAGCTCTATGCCCCCATCTAGTATAAGGGGTCTTTTACCTCCGGAGTCTGGGCTGTATCTTGCCGTCCAAGATTGTATCATTCTTTCTTTTATTTTCTCGGATAAGGTATTAGGAGATTTTAGTACAAGCCCCGGAACTGCTCCGTTCTTAAAAAAGTTATCTTGAAAACCTCGCATTCTGCTCATTAGTACCATAGTACGTAGTGCAGGTTTAAGTCTAGAAACTCCTCGATATATAGAATAAAAAGAGTTGTCTTTTACATGAATTATTTCGCTAGGGCTATAGGTTACAGTCTCATTAAAAGTAAATTTTTCGATGTAGGTACTATCGCTAGCATGAATTGTGACTTTATTTGCGGGTAAGTGATAAAGATGGACCCCGTCAAAATAAATAAAAATATTCCCATCAATTATAAAATCTGTTATAAGATTTCGTCGAAAAGTGCTAATATCTTGGAATGGGTTTGGCTCTTTGTTTAATAAAAGAGAGACTCTTGACCTTTTTATACCTTTTGTAACACTCTGCAGTCCTACTACTTGAGGCCCTACTGCAACTGGTACTTCAGAGGCGTCATCTACAATAAGATTTACTCCTCTATTTACTATTTCTAAATCCTCATAAGCCTTCTCATAACTTATTGTATGCTCTCTAGAAGGATTAGTTTTATGGTTATAGTATGGTTGAGCAGGATTTAGTTTTTCCTCCACCTCAGATGATCTACCTATAAATCTGTCATACCATGCCATGTTTTTCTCTTTGTATCCTTACCCAGTTCTTTTGCTTAGTAGCAGTGCCTAGTCCTGGATTTCTTCCGTAAATGGAGTGCAACTGTAAGTGATGTTCATGGCAGAGAGTAACCGTATGTTCGTAAAGTTCTGCTCTATGCTTTTGTATAAACTCATCCCTAAAAGAAAGTATATTTTGAGGATCTAGTCTGTTTTTTGCTATATAAGTATGGACTAAAGGGCTCAAAGTATAGTAATGGTGAAAATCAAGTTTTACTTTCGATTCACAGATCTCGCATTCAGTACCTTTTTCATAAGCATTCTTTGCTTTATCTCTTATGTATTTTACGACGTCTCTTTTTAAATCCATTTTCTAATACCAGAATTATATCGAGTTTGGGGTACCATGTCAAATATTATTTTTAAGATGGTATCGTTAAAAGCCACTGTTTGATGTTTCAAATGAATATAATGCATATCTAATAGCATCTGCCATGTGCGAGGCTTTATTGTGTTTTGGTTTTTCTTTAAGTAGGTTAGGATTAGGATCCCATTGGTACTGGTCAAGAGCGGATAGAGTTTCCTTGCATTCTTGATCCACGTAGAGCTTATCATTATCTACGATTCCTTCTACATAAGCAATTCCATCCAACACTGACTTCTTAGCATTATTAGTACTAATATCATAGTTCTGTGCAAAATCAAAACGAGTTTGTTGTGCGGCAGAATCGATGAATATGTAATCAATATCCCACCTATCTATGAGTTTTTGTATTTCACCAGCGTGTTGTTCGGTGGTACGCTCTGCATCTAGGTACTCGTCTACTAAATAATATTTTTCTTCATCCCAGTCATACGCAATTACACACAAAGCAGTAGGATCTCTATACCCTACGTCGAGCCCTGCAAAAACGTCCATCTTACTGATGTCCATATCTTGAAAAGACCCCGTGCATTCTTCGTAATTAAAACTCCAAACTTGCCCCTCATAGGTGTTAAAATCGGCTTCATATTCTTGACGAAACTCCGCCTCAGACATACTCTTACGAGCCTCTGCTATATCTAGGTCTGACATTCGGGGGTTTGATTTGTAAGTGGCACGAATAGATGCCCACTCAGGAAACTCAGGGTCAAAGCCTCTGTGAAAAAACTCTGAGAACCAGTTATTTTTGCCGCGAGGAGTAGAAATAAAAATTGCTTTTGAATTATCTTTGTCAAGGGTAGGTCTAAGAGCAACATTAAAAGCATCCCTGCCATCAGCAAGAGCTGCTTCATCAAAAATAATCAAATCGTAGGATCTACCTACACAGGAGTCAACTTGATTGACCGATCCCATACGTACAGTAGATCCATTCGATAGTTCTATAACTTTGTCTTTTGCGTTATCTTTGACTACTTCGAGATCAAAATGCTTGATAAGTGTTCTCTGTAAATCGAAAGATATTTGCGATAAAGCATAGTTGGGTGACATGATTAAAATATTAGAACTAGGAATAAGAGATACAAGTTGTCCAATAATATTGGCAATGTAAGTCTTCCCCTGTCTACGAGAAACAGCCGCACAGACAAATCGATACTTAGGGCTATTAATAGCATTAATAATCGCTGTCTGGGAAGGTAGTGGTGTAATACCTAGCAAATCCAAATAAGGATCGATAGGCAACTTCAAAAACTTATCTTCCTGTGTGTAATCACAAATATAATCAGAGATTATATCTTTGCGGCTAATTTCAATCATCTAGTCTTGTCCCATGGACCTTGTCTTGCTATACTTCCTGCAATATTCAAGCTCCGTCAATTTATCATCCTCAGCATCTTTTCTGACAGGTCGAATATTTCTTTTATATTCTTCCACGTCAGAGCCCTTCCACTTACTAGTTTTTGGTTGAGATTGCATAATTACCTCTTAGACATCCATGCAGATACGCCCATGTATGCGCCTACGACGCCGGCCTGAGCAATGTAAAATAAACCGAGTAAATCTGCCAGAGCAGCTACTCGACTCTCGCTTACAGCAGGGCTAAACAATATGGCACTAAAAACTATCATAGAGCCCATTGCAACCCATGCCATTCTTTTTTGAGCCTCTGACTTCTCTTCTCGAAGTTCTAGCTCTAACATATCCTGTGATCGTTTGATCTCTTCATCTGATACTACGCCGTCTCCATCTAAGTCAAATTGTGCGTAGTGTGAATCTTTTTGTAATTTTTTCATGGTAGTAGAATATATAGAATGCCTGCCATTGCTGCACCGCCAATTATTAAAGTAGTAAATCCAACTAAAATTTGTTGAAGTAACTGCTCTCTTTCTCGTCGTTTTCTGGCTACCATAGCCATTTGCTGCTTTCTTGCGTGTTCTTGCTCTGCTTTAGCCTGTTGAAAGCTTGTAAGCATCTCAGGATCTACCATAGCTAACAAATCATGAACTTCTTTCCAGTGTCTCTCATAGCTTTTTTTAATCATTGTAAGCTTAAGTAGCTCACTTTGACTAAGAGGGCTGAAAGTGCTGGATTTCCTTTTTATCTCAAATTCGGTGACTGCTTCCCCAAAGTCACTGATGGTACCCATAAGTTGCTGCATGCCTTGACCAGTTTCATTGGCTTTTTGTATAAGACCATTTATCTGGGACAAAATAGTACTGGCCATCACTACTGATTCTATAATCATGGGCTACCACTTTACTCTGTCCGCCCAGTATGCTGCAGACATCTTGCCCTTTGCAATATTTTTTGCGTGTCGGGCTTTGAATGAAGCACGTTTACGCTTCATTGCTTCGCTTTCTCCTTTCTTAGGTTTACCGGCTGTCTTTGCTCCTTGTTGTCCAAAACGAATAGTTTTAACTTTAGTACCTACTTTTGCTACAACAATATGAGATTTTTTTGCATGTCCCGGAGTTCTTTTTGGTTTATTGTACCCAGACACTCCGGCTTTCTTTAATCTTGAATCTTTTTTCTTACCTTTTCTTTTTACCGCCACGTTTTTTTCTCTTTACAAAGGTACGAACCATGGTGGGTTTGCCCCCTGGATTGCCGGCCGCTCTTTTTCTACGGACAGCTGACTTTCGTTGCTTTTCAGTAAGACCAGCGGCTTTGGCAGCAGGAAGACATTTTGGGTAACGTTTTTTTCCTGATTTGGTTCTTCCGCATTTTTCAAAGCCGCCGCTCTTTTTAGGTCTGGATATATCTACCCAATCTTCTTTAAACCATTTGGTAAGACCGCCTTTTGGTTTAGCCATTATTCTCTCCGCTATGAAGTAAAACCTCCAGCTCTTTTAGCTTTAACTCTAACTCTCTAACTCTGTTCACAGTATCACTTACTTCTGGGGGAGGAGAGAAATTATCAATCCACTCGTCATTTTCTTTAACCTCTACGGATACCGCCTGTAAGTTGTGTTCTAAAAATGCTATTCTCTCGGTAATACCAGTATAAGCCCACACTGATACTGCAGTAAACGTTACTAACCCTATTAAATTCTTTAGGGGTATAGCTAGCTCTGTTGCTTCATTTATCTTTGTGGGCATAATACCTCGCTTATAGACAACTGTCTATCGCTTAGAAGTTCACTTTTTTCCGCGCTTCTTTTTTAAAATAGCTTTTTGAAGTGCTGGGGGCAGTTTCTTTTGAGCGGCTGTCAAGCCTCCCATAGACTTCTTCTTTTTGCCCTTGCCTTTTTTAGCTGGACGACCTCTTTTCTTTCCATAAGTTCCTTTACCTGCTGGCATTACTTTACTCCCATGCGGTATTTTCCGCCCTTGGCTTTATAAGTTTTTACAAGCCAACCATTTGCATATGCTGAGGGATAAACTGCAAACTTTCGTTTAGCCTGAGCCTTAACCCGTGCATAAAGCTTTTTATTTGTAGGAACAGGCTTTTTCTTTGCGACCTTTCTTCGTCGCTTACGAACAGCCATTTAAGCGTCCGCAGAAAAAAGATCCTTATCATCGATGGATACAGTGTCTTTTTTCTCCGGCTTTTGCCCCGTATATTCTAACGCCTCATCTTCTGTATCAAAACGATGCATACCAAAATCATCATGAACTAGCCAATAGTCTGCTTTCTGTTGAATTTGCATTTTTTATCTCCTACACTTGGAATGCAAGTGTTACTACTAGTCCTGCCAGGAATAGTATTAGTGCTCCGCCAACTTGTACTTGGCGCTGTTCCATTCTATCTAGCTTTTCGTCAATATCGTCCAGTCGATTAAATGTAGTTTTCCACCTCTCTTCACACTGTACTTCATGACGTAAAAACTGCTCTACAACTCCTTCGAGCTTTGTATCATTAGACATCTTTTAACAACTTCTCCATGAGCTTACCATAGTTGCCCTGGCCGAAAGGTACACCTTCATTTATTTGAACATTTGTTTGACTCTTTACGTTTGTAGCTTGAGCTTTTTCAAGATCAGCTTGAGCTTTAATCTCGTCCATTCTCATCTTATGTGCCATTTGTAACAAGTCTGCCAAATCTTTACTAGAGTAAACTCCAGTTTCTTTTGCTTCGTCAAGCTTACTTTCAATCATCTCGTCTAGTAAACTTGCAATATTATTTTTGTTGCGATACCCCATATCTAAGTAAACAGTATCAATATACTTTTTTACTTCACGTTTGTTGAGCAACTCTACGACTTGGTTTTCAGAAACCCCGAGAGATTGCACTACCCCGTTGATATTGCCGAACTGAAGGTAACTATTGGCTACTTCGAGTCCTTCTGGGGAAATTGTAGTTAATTCTTTAGCCATGTTTCAAATTATAGTTGCTAAGGGGTAGAATGTCAAGAACTATTTTTAAAGTCCTATCGTAAAAAACTGGGGGGAGTAGGCCACGCTACATCCTCAATAGTTGCAGGATTACCAAGATTGTTTGTTATATTCCGTAAAGCCGTTCTGTATGTTGCAGCTTCTGCTCTCTGTTCTGTAGTTAAAGAATTATCAGTAAGTTGAGTCCAGTCGGATCTAAATAACATATTTTGCCTAACTTTTCGTATATCCTCTAGTACGCTAGAAGCATCCCAGTCCCAAGAAGAAGTGGAAAAATTCCAAGTAGCATAGTCATTAACAGGCTTTCCTATGTGTACAAACTGTAGCGTTGTTGGATTAAAATAGTGTTCCTCTACAAAATACCCCATATCTTCGCAATCTAAAGGAAGGTTACTGTCTGTTACATACAAAATTCTACGATTCTGAGCCTCATCCACACCTTCGGGCTCTGGACTTATATTTGGAAATACTGCTCCAAGTATTTTTCCTGTCGAATGTTCAATTGTTACTATATATCTTATATTATTCATAATTACTACCTTGTCTGTGCTATTAGTGTTGGAGGAATACTACCGCTTCCTCCTCCTGTGGAGGTATCAACTGCGCCTGAGCCGGCATTTTCTGATATGTTAAGAGACCAGAAGTTCGAAACATAGGTAACTCCCCAAGAGTTCCATATGAGCCCTGATCTACTTTCTCCTCCCGCTCCTGTGCCAACAGGTTCCACATACGCATTAATATCTGTTGTAACTATACTGCCACTAGAACCATTCAAAGTATAAAACTCTTTTATATAAAAACTGACATTTGTTTGCAATCGTCTGGAGTCAAAAGCTATGGAGCCGTCTGATTTGAAAATTTGAAGACCGTAATCCCCAGCACTTCCTGTGGGTACAGGTATAGTCTTTGCTTCTGCTACTACAAAATAGTATAAGGAGATAGGAGCAGTTGTTATATCTACAGCCGTAAAAGTTACAAAGTTTGGATTATGAGTTACTGTTACTTGCTGAAACCCATAACTATTATTCCCTTCATTGACTATAATGGTTCTGCCCGGCAAATTTTTACTATTAATAAAAATTTTAGAGTTCGAACCAATTTTAGGAGCACTGGTGCCGTAGCCTATAGCTGTTACTACGTAGTGGCTTAAGTTTAGGTCAGTATTAGCTATTGTGAACTGACCCGAGGCATCCACCCCGGTTACTTCTACTCCAAAAGACATTAGCTTATCCTATTTGCAATGACCCGTCCGGATCGCGTTTGTGAAGAGGTGTTTGTTATACTAAAATTGTTTGCATTTTTACTTATTGTTACATCATTTTGCCTGCCTATGTTAATTCCAGCACCATTAACTTTCATCTCTATTAAAACTTTGCTAGAATCATTTGCGTTGGCGCAGGCAAACGTGTGGCTCTGACCTCCTGCAAGAGAAAAAGTTTCATCTACCTGCAAAGAAGCGGTCCGGTCAAGACCAAAAACAGGAGTAGTTCCATCTATTCCATATACTATAAGACCGAAGCCTTCCTGTGCTGCCCCGGAACCTGGAGTAGCGGTGCCCCCTGAGCCCACTACTGTTGTATCCCCGGGAGAAGTAGTAGCTGCTGTAGTTACAGTAAAGGTTCTAGTCAAGGAGCCTATGGTAACGCTTGTAGAAGTAGTATCTAGGACAAAATCGCTTGCTTGTAATCTAACCCAAACGTATTGATTGTTTTGTACTGTTTTAGGGTTGCTAGTAAAAGAGCTATTTGCAGGTAGAGAAGTGCTACTACTTACTGCAAAACCTGAAACTCCCCCGGTTATACTTACAGGAACAGGATAGTTATTTTCTGCTCCAGTAACTTGAACTTTAGTGAAAACGAAGGAGGAGGTCACTGCATTCGTAACGCTAGGAAAAGAAAAGTTAGTTGGAGTAATATCAGGGCTTCGTGTTGTAATATTCCAAAGCGTACCAATGCCCCCCACTGATAGTAGCCCACTTATTGTTGAATTATAAGCATTAGAGGAGGTCAACCTTACCCACAAATAATGATTTGGTTCTATACTACCGGGCCCATTGCCAAACGAGCTTGAAGAGGGCTGACTATTTGTTGGTGATGTCGCATATTGAATAGTGCTGCCTCCAAAAACAGAGACTAGTGCCGCGGAGTTAATTCCAGTTATTTGAGCGCTTCGGTAGAACGTATAGTTTAATGCAGCTCCAGTAATGTTTGTAAAACTAAAGCTATCAGGAATCGAATCTACAGCAACAGTTGTAACAAACAAAGAAGCTGCACGGTTTCCTACCTTCATAGTTCCGCCCGTAGTAGTACCTGCATTTCCTGCCCGCACTCTAACATGAAGATATTGCCCTGAAGTAATATTATGAGGCTGCGACTGAAATTGTACTCCAGAAAGACTAGAAGAGTTTGATACGTCCCACTGTAAGTCTGGAACAGTTCCTCTAAAACTACTCGAATCCGACGCAGCCTGCAAAGTACCTGTAAACCCTAATATTCTAGCAGATCTATAATGGTAGCTTCCTACAGCTGCCCCTGTTATATTATTTCCAAAACTATAAACATTTGGCAGCACATCCTGCAAACCAGTTGTTACGGTCCATGTAGCAGAAACTCCATTAACACTTACAGTTCCGAAAACAGAAGTATTAAAAGAGGTCGAAGCTGTCATCTTCACCCAAAGACGTTGGCCACTTGAAATATTCTTAGCAGAAGAAGTAAACGAA